ACCCTGTGCACCGGCCTGTCCTTTTTCTGCTGGGCCATGCGCTCCTTCAACGGGCGGAATTTCGCCCTGTGCGGCAAGACCATCCAATCGGTGCGGCGGAATTTATTGGAGGAGCTGCTGCCCCTGCTGGAGAACATGGGATTTCACTGTGAGCAGAAGGTATCCCGAAATATTCTGGAGGTCCGGCTGGGGGGAAGAAAAAATACAGTCTACCTCTTCGGCGGCCGGGACGAGAGCTCGGCGGCCCTGATCCAGGGCATAACCCTGGCGGGGGCGCTGCTGGACGAGGTGGCCCTGATGCCGCGGTCCTTTGTGGAGCAGACCGTGGCACGGTGCTCGGTGACGGGGAGCAAGCTGTGGTTTTCCTGCAACCCGGAATCGCCGGCCCACTGGTTTTATCGGGAGTGGATCTGTAAGGCGGAAGAAAAAAAGGCACTGCGGCTCCAATTTAGGATGGAGGACAACCCGGGGCTTTCGGAAGAGGTGCTGGAGCGGTACAAGACTATGTTCCAGGGCACCTTTTACCGCCGGTTCGTGCTGGGCGAGTGGGTGGCCGCCGAGGGGCTGATTTACGACTTCTTTGACGAGAGCTTTGTGGGGGAGGCCCCGGAGGGGCTGTCGGAGTGGTACATCTCCTGCGACTACGGGACCCTGAATCCCACCTCCATGGGACTGTGGGGGAAAAAGGACGGAGTGTGGTACCGGGTGGCCGAGTACTACTACGATGCCCGGGCAGAGCGGAAGCAGAAGACCGACGAGGAGTACGCGGATGAGCTGGCCAGGCTGGCCGGGGGGCGGGACGTCCGGGCGGTGATTATCGACCCCTCCGCCGCCAGCTTCTGCGAGACCCTGCGCCGCCGGGGGTGGCGGGTGCGGAAGGCGGACAACCAGGTGCTGTCCGGTATCCGGACCACCGCCCGGCTGCTGAAACAGAGAAAACTGGTTATCTGCCGGGAGTGCGAGGACGCTGTCCGGGAGTTTGCCCTGTACCGCTGGGAGGAGCAGGGGGACGGACAGGACCGGGTGCGGAAAGAAGACGACCACGCCATGGACGAAATCCGGTATTTCGCCGCCACGGTGGCGAGCCGGGAAGAGAAAACAAGTGGATTTTACGCCGGGTGCGTGGAGCGGAGAGTTTGAGAATGTGGAATGAGGCGCAGGATATGCGTCCATACGAAAGGGGAAGTGCGGGAGAGATGAAATGGTGGAAACGAAAGGGGCGGGAGGGACCCGCTCCGGTGGTCCAGGTGCGGCAGGGGAGCTGCCACCCCTTTGGGGCCCTGGAGCGGTACACGCCCCTGTGCCCCGGTCAGGTCCAGCTGTACCGGGCCATCCGGGAAGGGGTGCCCATCGTGGACGCCGCCATCTGGAAACTGGTGCGGCTGTGCGGCGGTGTGTACGCCAAGGCCGGGGACAGCCTGGCCCAGGCGGGGCTGGATCAGTTTTTGAAGACGGTGGACACGGGCTGGGGCCAGCGGGGGGTTCAGTCCTTTCTGGACCGCTATCTGGATGATTTATTTACCTGCGGCCACGGCTTGGGCGAGGTGGTGCTGACCCGGGACGGCCGGGACGTCGCGGCCCTGCTGTGCGCTGACCCGGAGCAGGTGGAGGTACGGGAGGGGGATAACCCCATGGACTTCCGCCTGTGTCTGCGAAAGACCGGTGAGCCGGAAGAGCTGCCCTGGCAGGAGTTGCTGCTCTTTACCCCCTTCCAGCCCACAGGAGACGCGCCTTACGGGGTGTCTCTGCTGCGGTCCATGCCATTTCTGGCGGAGATTTTGCTGAAGATTTTCCAGGCTACCGGCCAGAACTGGGAGCGGGCGGGCAACCTGCGCTTCGCCGTGGTGTGTAAGCCCGGGGAGGACGAGGGAGCCTTCGCCCAGGAACGGTGCCGCCAGATTGCCGGGGAGTGGTCCTCGGCCATGGAGGCGGGCCGGGAGGGCGTGGTCCGGGACTTTGTAGCGGTGGGTGACGTGGACGTGAAGGTCATCGGCGCCGACAGCCCCATTCTGGACAGCCAGGTACCCGTGCGGCAGATTTTGGAGCAGCTGGTGGCAAGGACGGGAATCCCTCCCTTTATGCTGGGCCTGTCCTGGTCGTCCACCGAGCGGATGAGTGCCCAGCAGGCCGACCTGCTGACCAGCGAGATCACCGCCATTCGAAGAAGCGTGGAGCCCGTGCTGTGTCGGGTGTGCGAACTGTGGCTACGGCTCCACGACTTTGACGACAAGGTGGAGATCGTCTGGGAGGATATCAACTTGCAGGACATTGTGGAGGAAGCGAAGGCTGAGCTTTATCGGGCTCAGGCGGAGAAGCTGAAGGAGGAGAGAGCTTGAAGATCGTCAAGGAATCCCAGGGGGGCCAGGGGACGACGCTGAGCGGGGCCGACCTGGCTCTCATCAACGGGATGGCGCGCAGGGAATTGAAAGCCGAGGAGGTCTATGTCTTCTCGGTGCGGCTGTGCGACAACGAGGTGGACCGGGATTTCGAGCGGTTCCCCGAAAAGACGTTGGAGGAGCTGGCTGGGCTGTTCGTGGGCAAGAGCGGCATCTTTGACCACCAGTGGTCGGCCAAGGGTCAGGCGGCCCGCATCTACAAGACCGAGGTGGTGCGGGAGCCTGAGAAGTTGACCCGGGCCGGGGACGGCTATTGCTGGCTGAAGGGCTACGCCTACATGGCGCGGACCGACAGTACCAAGGACCTGATTGCCGAGATCGAGGCCGGCATCAAGAAGGAGGTCAGCGTGGGCTGCGCCGTGGAGCGCTCGGTGTGCTCCATCTGCGGCGGCGACCTGCGGGAGGGCGGCTGCGGTCACCAGAAGGGCCGGGAGTACGACGGCAGGCTGTGCTGGGCCAGCCTGGAGGGGGCCAGCGACGCCTATGAGTTCTCCTTCGTAGCGGTGCCCGCTCAGCCCAGAGCCGGGGTGGTCAAGGGCGGGGTGCGGGAGTATGCCGACCTGAAGACTCTGGCCGCCCGGAATCCCGGCTGCGCCAAGGAGCTGGAGCGGTTGGAGAAAGAGGCTCAGTTGGGCCGGAAGTATCTGGGCGAGCTGAAGGACGAGGTGGTGCGCCTGGGCCTGCTGGCTGGGGCCGGGCTGGAGCGGGAGACTCTGAAAGCCATGGCGGACAAGCTGGGACAGGCGGAACTGATTGCCATGAAGGAGGCCTATGGCCGCCAGGCGGCAAAGCGGTATCCCTTGAAGACCCAGCTGGAGTATGGGGAGAAAACGGTCCAGCCTGAGGAGCAGGACGGGGCGTTTTTGATTTAAAAATTCAAAAGAGGAGGAAGATCATACATGAGCAAAGTTTCTTTTGAGGACATCGGTGCGGTGGTGGCCACCTTTGCGGCTGGCGAGGGCGTGAAAGGCGGTCAGGTGGTCAAGATGACAGACAACGGCACGGTGGGCACCTGCTCCGCTGGGGACAAGTTCTGCGGCGTGGCTTTGGAGCCCCGCAAGGGCGGTGCCGCCGTCCAGGTGAAGGGCTTCGTCACCGTATCCTGCACTGGCTCCCTGACCGTGGGCTGGGCGACTCTGGCCGCCGACGGCACCGGCGGCGTGAAGACGGCCACTACCGGCGGCATGAGTGTGCTGGTGGTCAGCGTGGGCGCGGACGGCACCGCCGTCCTGTGCCTGTAAATAGAAAGGAGCGTGGGAATATGGCTTTTTCTTATGACAATGTGAAACTGGACAAGGGCATGTATCAGGAGGCGGGCCGCACCTTTACCCAGGTGCTGGAGCGCCAGGACCCCAGCGAGCAGTACAAGGGCACCAGCCTGGAGGGCCTGGATGCTTTCCAGCGCCAGCTCAAGCGCTTTGACATTAAGGTGAAGGGCGCGGGCAGCGACGTGGTGGAGAAGTTCTTCCGCACCGCCGACTCCGCCGTGCTGTTCCCCGAGTACATCGCCCGCTCCGTCCGACAGGGCATGGAGGAGGACATTCTCCCCCACATCACCGCCGCCGTCACCAAGTTCGACGGCATGGACTACCGCTCCATCACCGCCGAGGGCGGCGAGGAGAGCAAGGAGCTGCGCCATGTGGAGGAGGGTGCGGCCATCCCCTCCACCACCATTCAGGTCCAGTCCAACCTGGTCAAGCTGCGCAAGCGGGGCCGCATGCTGGTGGCCAGCTATGAGGCGGTGCGCTATCAGAAGCTGGACCTGTTCTCCGTCACCCTGCGCCAGATCGGCGCCCACATCGCCCGGGCCAATCTGGAGGACGCGGTGGATGTGCTGATGAACGGCGACGGCAACGACAACGCCGCCGCCGTGGACAGCGTGAAGACCGAGGGCACCCTGACCTATGACGATCTGGTGGACTTCTGGGCCAAGTTCGACCCCTATCAGATGAACGCCCTGCTGGTATCCGGCGATGTGATGGTCAAGATGCTCAAGCTGTCCGAGTTCCAGAACCCCATGACCGGTCTGAACTTCCAGGGTACTGGTAAGCTGACCACCCCCCTGGGTGCCACTCTGCTGAGAAGTTCCGTTCTGCCCGCCGGCACCGCCATCGGCCTGGACAAGCGATTCGCTCTGGAGATGGTCCAGGGCAGCGACGTGATGGTGGAGTACGACAAGCTCATTGACCGCCAGCTGGAGCGGGCCGCCATCACCACCATCAGCGGCTTTGCCAAGGTGTTCCAGAACGCCAGCAGAGTCCTCGAGGTGTAAGCCATGACCGAGGAGATCATGGCCCTGTGTAAGGCCATGGGGGCAACGGACGACCAGGAGGAGCTGCTGCTCCCCCTGGTCCGGGCGGCGGAGGAGAGTTTGACGGCCCGGCTGAGAGTGGGAATAAGTCCCGTTGACTGCGGCTCCGCCTTCCCTCTGGCCGCAGCCATGGTGGCCATGGAGGGGCTGGAGGGGGCCGCCGGGATATCCGGCGTAACCTCGTTTACGGCCGGGGAGGTATCCATCCGAACCGGGGGCGGCTCCGCCGCCCGGACCGCCCAGGCGGAGCGGCTGCTGGCCCCCTGGCTGGGGGAGACGGGCTTCGCCTTTCGGGGGGTGCGGGGATGATGGACCGGGAGTGGCGGGCCATTCTGGCCAAATATGGTCAGAGTGTATCCGTATTTGACGGTGAAAAATCGGTCCATGTCCGGGCCTTTTTCCAGCCGGTGCTGGAAAAAAGCCGGGAGCAGGAAGTCCCCAGCCCCCTGGGCCTGCGCCGGGAGGACCGGTTTTTATATCTGGGCCCCGCCGACATGGCCCTGACCGTCGGGATCAGCCGGGTGGAGGTCCAGGGACAGGTCTATGAGGTCCAGTCGGCCCATCTGGTGGGGGAGAGCCACTGGTGGGCCGTCCTGCGGCCCAGGGACAAGGAGGCAGTATGAGCACTGGAATGGAGACCATCCGGGAGCGGATGGCGGAGTATCTGAGAGATCAGGGCGTGGATGCTCGGACTGCCTGGCCCGAGGGAGCACGGCTGGAGGAGGAGAAGCCCGTGGTGGTGGTCTCCCTCCGGGGCTGTCAGGCCGGGCCCGCCGGGTTCCAGGATTATCTGGGAGAGCGGTACAACGAGAAAACCGGCCTGTGGGAGGAGCTCTACGGCCGAAGAGCGGAACTCACCTTCGGACTGGACCTGTACGGTCCCCGCCGGGAGGACGGCGGGGCGCTGCAAAAGGCCTTTGACGAGCTGGCCGGGGCGCTGACGAAGGGCGGACCCGACGGGCTGGCGGTAAAGGAGTTCTCCTGTGGAGAGACGGAATATGACCAGGGGGCGCGGCGGATGAAGCGGGCGGCCCAGGCGGTTTGCACCGCCTATTTGTACGCGGTGGCCCAGCCCGGCGGCGTCTTCCTGGATTTTGAACTGCGAGGTGGCATCAAAGTATGAGCGTAACAGTACATCAGCGTCCGGGGGTCTACTCCTCCTACGACGCGTCCTCGGTGGTCCGGGGCAGCGGAAAAGGGCAGATGGTGGGTATCGCGGCGGTAAACACCGTGGCCCAGGCGGGGGTGGTCCACACCATCACCAGCTATGACAAAGCGGTGGCGGCCTTTGGCTCCAACGGCAGTGAGGACATGGCGGAGCTGATCCGGTTGGCTTTGAAGAACGGAGCCTCCGGCGTGGCTGCTGTGGCTGTGGCCGACGAAGATGGCTATGAGGCGGCCTTTGAGGCCCTGGGCGCGGTGGAGAATGTGGCCATCGTCCTGTGCGACAGCACCAATGTGGAGGTGCAGCAGAAACTGCGGGACAGCGTGGTACAGGCCTCCCAGGCCCGCCGGGAGCGGATCGCCGTGGCGGCGGGAGCCAAAGAAGAGAGCGTGGATAACCTGATCGCCCGGGCCAAGGAGCTGAATTCCGAGCGGGTGGTGCTGGTGGCACCTCATGTTCTGGATGCGGAGGGCAATGAACTGTCCGGCCTGCCCGTGGCCGCCGCGGTGGCCGGGGCCATCGCTGGAGAGACCGACCCCGCCGTTCCTCTGGGCGGCGCGGAGCTGACGGGCCTTTTCGGTCTGGCCCAGAGCTATGAGGATAACGATCTGGACCGGCTGATTTTGGGCGGCGTCACTCCCGTGGAGCGGGTGGGCGGCGTCATCGGTGTGGTACGCGGTGTTACCACCCGGACTACCACCGGCGAGGCCAGCGACAGCACCTGGCGGGAGCTGACCACCATCCGCATTGTGGACGATGTGATCCCCGCTCTGCGGGACGCCCTGCGGGCCAAATTCCGCCGGGCCAAGAACACGCCCCAGAGCCGGAGCGCCATCCGGGCCCAGGTGGTGCTGGAGCTGGAGAATAAGCTGGCCCGGGAGATCATTACCGGCTATGAAAACGTGGCGGTGACGGCGGACGCCGAGGACCCCACCCGGTGTCTGGTGGACTTCTCCTTCACCGTGGCTCATGGGCTGAACCAGATCTGGCTGACGGCTCATATCACGGTGTGATGACGGGGAAAGGAGAAATGTTATGAGTATTACAGGATTTCCCACCAGCAGCGACATCTATTTGGAGGTGGACGGCACCCGGGTAGCGGTGGTACAGAGCTACTCCGCCAAGGCGGCCAAGACCAGTACGGCAGTGGAGGCCTTTGGCGAGTCGGAGCCCGTGACCACCATTCCCGGTCAGGCCAGCCATGTGGTGGAGCTGACCCGGCTGTACGCCACCGACGAGGCGATCCGGGACGGCATCGACTTTTACAAGCTGTCCGGTTTCTCTCTGGTCATCTGCAAGCCAGACCGGAAGATCATCTACTCCGACTGCCAGTGGAGCTCCATTCAGGAGAATGCCACCCTGGGCAGTATGGTGCTGGAGAAGGTCACCCTGGTGGCCTCCCGCCGCATCGAGACGGAGGTGTAAGGGATGGAGATGTCCATTTTGGCCCGAAAGGACCGGGTGGCTCTGGATAACGGCATGGAGCTGCGGCTGCTGTCCGCGCTGGAGGTGCTCCAGGCCAGACGGGAGGCGGCGGAGCTGGCTTCCGAGGACCGGGAGCGGGCTCTATGCTCCAACGCCTGTCTGCTGGCCCGAGCCCTGGAGCGCTCAGAGGACCGTACCCCCGTTTTTGCCGACGGCTGGGCGGTGCTGGCCGGACTGACGGTGGAGGAGATCGCCGCTCTGGCCGGCCGGTGGGCCCAACTGCGGCGGGACGAGGACCCCGGTTTGGACCTGGATCAGGAGGAGCTGGAAACCCTAAAAAAAAACTCCGGGCTGACGGAGCAGACCGGCTGAGATGGCGGGTGCTGAGCCGGTTCGGGGCTCTGCCCACGGAACAACGGGTCCGGGAGATGAAGGACCGGGACTACCTGTGGTGCCTGGTCCAAGCTATGCTGGACCGGGAGGAGGAGCTGGACCGGCTGTGTCCAGAGTGCCGGGGCCGGGCGGAGGAGGTCTGCTGTCCTGTCTGTGGAAAGCCCGCCGCCCGGTGGGCGGACGGGGCGGTCAACACCACCTTTGATCCGGCGCGGTTTGAGAAAATGGCAGGAGGCGGCGGGGGATGATGGATTATCTGGAACTCATCGGCGGGGCGGCTGTGGACGCTCTGCTGGAGTCGGAGCGGAAGCTGGACGATGCTTTGGCACGGATGAGACGGCCCGCAGCGGAAGAGATGGAACCAGATGCCCTGAATGGGGACGAGAGGCCCGGCGGGCAGACGGCGGTCCCCACGCCCAGCCGGGACAGGCGGATGGAGGTCCCTTTGGGGGCGGAGGACCTGGACTGGACGCCGTTGACGGAAGCGGTTATGCCTGCTCCGGTGGGCCAGAAGGCGCCAACGCCCCTGCTGGAGGCGGTGGAGAGGTTGGAGCGGATGGGGACTGTTTGGACGGAGAACGGAGCCGCAGAGCCGCGGAACTCCCGGACAGACGGCCTTGACGGCCCGGCGGTCCGGCGGAGAGAACCGGTCGGAGCAGCGCCTGCGGAAGAGAGCGGCGGAGAGAGAACGACCGATTCGGCTGGACGCAGAACCGCCTGGAAAGAGAATGCGGTCCGGGCGGAGGAGATCGACCGGGCCTTCCGCAGAGACAGCCGCCGGTATGACGGGGGATTTTTCCTGTACTAAATCCGAAGGGACCGATTCAGAAGCGACCTACAGGCATCGAGGAACTTCAGAAAAGGAGAACACCTATGACATTGTCTCCCATGAGATACAAAAGCTACACCTGGCCCCATAACCCCCGGGTGTACACCATCGACTACGAGCGGAAAATGGCGGTCCACAAGACCCCCTTCGGGCTGTTCCACCTTCAGGACTTGGGGCGGACCAACCGGATCATGGAGGGGGAGGGGGAGTTTGTGGGGGCGGACGCCTACGCCCAGTTCGGTCAGCTGGCCAACATCTTTTATGACGGCGGCCCCGGCCTGCTGGTCCACCCCCTATGGCAGGCGGCCAACGCCTACTTTGTCTCCCTGCGGCTGGAGCAGGAGCCCCGGCCCGACTATGTGCGCTACTCCTTCTCCTTCTGGGAGGACGACAGCTGGTACACCGGGCTGGCGGTGAAGACGGTGGAGCAGGGGACACAGACCTCCTCGGCTGCCGGACAGAGCGCCCGCTGGCACCGGGTGGTCCGGGGCGACACCTTGTGGGCCATCGCGAAAACCTACGGTCTGTCACTGACCGAGCTGATTGCCCTGAACCCCCAGATCAAAAACCCCAACCTGATTCGAGTGGGAGACGAGGTGAGGGTGGGGTGAGAGCCTTTGTAACCGACGCAAAGGGACAGCAATGGACTCTGCCGGTCCTCACAGCCTGGCGGCTGGAGTACACCGCCGGGGTGCCCTGCGACAGTTTTTGGCTGCGCTGTCCCTGGGAGAAGGGGAGCGGTACAAACCCGGCGGACTGGGTGACCTTTACCGCCCAACATGAGGGGAAGCGGGTATTCACCGGTGTGGTGGATGAGTGCGAGGTATCCCTGACCCAGCGGGGCGGGGTGCTGGAGATCTCCGGTCGGGGGATGGCGGCCCGGCTGCTGGATAACGAGGCCTTGGGACAGGACTACCAGACCGCCACCCTGGGGGACATTCTGCGGGACCATGTGACACCCTACGGCATTGAGGCGGCTCCTGGGGCGGCCCTGCCCGCCGTCTCCCAATTTTCAGTGTCCACGGGCAGCAGCGAGTGGTCGGTGGTCTATGATTTTGCCCGCTACTACGGCGGGGTGGCTCCCCGGTTTGACCGAATGGGGCGGCTGGTGCTGACGGGCTGGCAGGACGGCAAGGAGCTGCTGCTGGGAGACGGCGCTCCGGTGACGGAGCTCTCTTGCCGGGATAAGCGGTACGGGGTGCTGTCCAAGGTGCTGGTCCGGGATCGGTACAGCGGCCAGGTCCAGAGTGTGGACGATCTGGCGTTTCAGCGGGCTGGAGGCAGGGCACGGCGGGTGCTGACCATGCCGGGGCGGAGCAACTACAAGGCCATGCGGTACACCGGACAGTTCCAGCTGGATAAATCGGCGGCCCAGCGGGAGGTGCTGGAGGTACAGGTGGCGCAGCCCTTCTGTGCCTGGCCCGGCGATCTGGTCCGGGTGCAGCGCAGCAGCTGGGAGCGCAACGGCCTGTATCGGGCCGCTCAAGTGACAGCGGCCATGGACGAGGATGGCTATTGGACCCGGCTGGAGCTGGCCAAGCCGGATTTTGTGGTATGAGGTGAGGATTATGTGGACATCGGAGCGGGGACGGCTGCTCACTGTCCAGGAGTCGGCGGCTGAGGTGGGCGTAGTCACCCTGGGCGGGGACCCCGCCGGCGTGAGCCTGGGTGGTGAGCGGCGCTGGCTGTCCGTCTACGGCCCAGGAGGGTATGCCTGGCGGCCGATGGCTGGCGACAAGGTGCTGGTGCTGAAAACAGGGGCCGAACGGGAGCTCCCCTGTATCCTGGGCAAGGTCCAGGAGGGCGGGGAGCTGAGCCCGGGAGAGGTGCGTCTGTCCAATGGGAACGCTGTGGTCCGGCTGAACGGCGGACAGCTGGACCTGGTGGGCGGGATTCACGTCAACGGCGTGGAACTGAGAGAATACATTGAGGGAATTGTGGCGGATATGCTGAGCGGAGGGAGCGGCGGTGGAACGGAAACTGGTTAACGGAGACTATGTCCCCGACGGGGCGGGCGGCCTGTGCAGCCTGTCCGGGGCGGAGGAGGTGCTGGCTCGGGCACTGTACCGGCTGACCGCCCGACGGGGTGGGTTGCCCTTCCTGCCTGAGCTGGGCAGCAGGCTCCATCTGGTGCTCAACGCCAAGCCCTCGGAGCGGCAGGCACTGGCCGCCCAGTACGCGGCGGAAGCGCTGGAAGAAGAGCCGGATCTGAAGGTGGCCGGGGTGAACCTGGCGGAGGGGGAGCACAGCGCAGAGCTCACCGTCCACCTGGATTGGCAGGGGGAGGCCCTGTCGGTGACAGTGGAGCTGTGAGAGATGAGGTGAAAAGATTCATTGAAGACCATAGACGAGATTTTTGAGGAGATGAGGGCCGCCTTTGGGGAGCGGACGGGGCTGGAGCCCGGCGAGGGCTGCGACCTGTCCGCCCGGCTGTATGCCCTGGCGGCCCAGGTGTGCGCCCTCTACATTCAGGCCGACTGGGTGGCCCGACAGGCCTTCCCCCAGACGGCGGAGGGGGACTATCTGGACCGCCACGCCCAGCTTCGGGGGCTGGAGCGGAAGCAGGCGGTGGCCGCCCAGGGCGTGGTCCGATTTGCGGCGGGGGAGGTATCTTCCGCGGAGCGGACGATTCCCATGGGGACGGTGTGCATGACGGCGGGGCTGATCCGGTTTGAGACCATCCGGGAGGCGGTTCTGCCTGCCGGGGAGCTGTCGGCAGAGATCCCGGTCCGGGCACTGATCCCCGGAACGGCGGGAAATGTGGCCGCCGGAGCCATCGTCTCCATGGCGGTGGCCCCGGTGGGTATTTCCTCCTGCACCAACCCGGAGTCCTGCGCGGGCGGTGGGGATAAGGAGGACGATGAGACTCTGCGGGAACGAGTGCTGGAAACCTTTCGTCGGCTGCCCAACGGGGCCAACGCCGCCTTTTACCAGCAGGAGGCCCTGTCCTTTGACCAAGTGGCTGCGGCGGCGGTAATCCCCCGGCCCAGAGGAACGGGGACGGTGGACGTGGTAGTGGCGACCAAGGAGGGAGTCCCAGACCAGGCTCTGCTGGAGAAGCTGACCGCCTACTTCCAGGAGCGGAGGGAGATCGCCGTGGAGGTTCAGGTCCGCTCACCCGAGACGGTGGCGGCAGACCTGACCGTCCGGGTGGAACCGAAGGAAGGCTGGGAAAAGAGTCAGGTGCTGGCGGCAGTGGAAGCAGCTCTTCGGGGCTGGTTCACCGGTGAGCGGCTGGGCCGGAATGTGCTGCTTGCCCAGCTGGGCAGCCTGATCTACAACTGTGATGGGGTGGAAAATTACGCCATCGACGCCCCCGCCGCCGACGTGGCGGTGGACATGGATGTGCTGCCCGTGCTGGGGACCTTGACGGTGGAGGAGATGGTATGAGCTACGCCCAGTATCTGCGGGAGCTGCTGGCTCCCCTCCGGGTCTACGACCTGAAGGCTCCCTTCAATGGAGGTGAGCTGGACGTCCAGGGGGCGGCCCTGGACGGGGTGGAAGCGGCCCTGGAGGAGATCCAGCGGGAGATGTCTCTGACTACGGCGGAGGGCTGGGGGCTGGAGCAGATGGCCCGGCTTTTTGCCCGCCGCCCGGTGGCCGACGAGCCCCGGGCGATGGGGGCCGCCCTGGCCGCTCTGCTGCGCATCAGCGGGGACAGCTTTACCCTGGCGGCCATCAACGACACCATCGCCGGCTGCGGCGTGGCCGCCAAGGTGACGGAGTCGGGAGCGGGGACGGTGACCGTCTCCTTTCCTGGGGTGGCCGGGGTGCCGGTGGGCTTTGAAGAGCTGAAAAAGATCATCGAGGACATCCTGCCCGCCCACCTGGCCGTCCAATATTGGTTCTGGTATCTGACCTGGGCGGAGCTGGAGGAGAAATTCGCCTGTTGGCAGGATATTGAGGACCGGAATCTGACCTGGGCGGAGCTGGAGACCAGCGTAAACTAG